TTGCTGGCCGCCAGATTGGCTTATTCCTTACGTGCAGGACGCCGTTGACTTCCTTACAGTCGAACCATACGCTGCCGAAAAGGCAATCCTCAATGCGAAAGATTACTGACCTGATGGCCATCACCGGCTTTCTCCTCAGCGGCTCTATGACCGCAGCGCTGGTGATCAGCTACCTGCAGTTCGACAAGATCATGGACGAAAGCATGGAGCGTATCGGCGGCCAAGTGACCGAGCACATCGAAGCGGAACTTGAGGGCAAGATCAAAAGCGCGATGCCAAAACTTCCTACCGCCACTGGTCCGGCTCTGCCTGTCTGATGCCCGAAGTCCCCGAGATTCGCAGCTCCGAAATCTGGGAAATTCCTTACAGCCCTCAACTTCCAGCTGGTCCGCCCATCACGTTGGAGCTAGGCGTTCCAATTGTTGAGATGCCTGGCTGCGTTCCGGTGCATCCTGATGCCAAACTCAACCCAAGCTTGCTTGAGGATGATCTAGGTCGTGCTGGTAACTGGTGCCCTAATGGACAGCTTCCGTGGTTTAATCCCATGGATTTCTCTCCGCACGAGTTTCAACAGATAAGACCCGCAAAACCAGAGGCCAATGATTCCGAGAACAAGGAACCCCAAGCCACTGACGTACCAGCAATCCCGCGATTACCTAAACCAAATGCGACGCCATCTGAGGCAACAGCAGAAGTGGAACTCCCCAAGCCGTTTATTGAAAAGGCGATTGACGGACTACCGCCTGTGGAGGCTGTGGTCGCAACGACAACGATTGCCGTGGTGGCTACGACTTCTGCCTTGGTGGCCAAACCACTGGCAGAACTGATCCTTAAAACGATCAAACCAACCGTCAAGAAGACGATGACGACGATCGCAAAGCTTCGGGGTCAAACGGTTCCACTGGAATCCGTGTGGGAGCGGCGGGTTTCACAGCGGGAGCGGAACTTGGCAATTCGGACGTTGCGCCGGGCACTGAAACCTTGATCTTGTGGCGATGCGGCAGCACCTGCCCAGGCTTCGGCACCAGTACTACGTCCGAGCAGACAACGTAAAACTTGGATTCAGGGTGGAACGAGATTCCCTTCTGTGCCAGCTCACCGCAATGCCGCAGCCTTGATAGCTCGAAATCAAGGCGTTTATTAGCAAGGACCTGACGCTGGAGCGCTGTCTGGGTATCGGCTGAAGCTTTACACCGTTCCTGTAGGCCGCCATCAAGGGGAAAGCTGAAGGTGGCACTAATGCCCAAGTTCAGAGCATGATTGTTTTTCTGCCCACTTGGAACCTCTTGGTAATAGAGGATATTTCCGGGATTATCTGGGACGCCATTATCGTCCGCATCGGTGGGATCGTAATAGGGCGTTCTGACCGTTGAGCTATACGGCAGGGCGTAAGACTTGCTGGTGGTAGCAAAGGGCGAGATGTTCAAGGTAGGCCCTTGGCACGAAATCCCCGATCCATAGGTGTTGGTCGGATAGGGGCCAGTCAGCATCTGAATAGCCTGGTTCGTCACCGAGCCAGTGCTATTGGCCACCGGATTCGCAGTGGCGTTGGCCTGGGCAAAAGCCGGATTAGGCAACAGAACTAAGGCCCAAAGACTGAAACGGTATCGGTGACGCTTTGTACGGACGTTGTACGGGTGATGTCCGTTGTTGTCTCCAGGCCTGGTCCCGAATAGGACTCGACGAATTGAAAACTGTCGCCTGGATTGACGATTGACCATGTGGGTTTGTCTTGCAGGTTGAGGCCGGTCCAACTAGAGGTAACCCCGTCCACTGTTTGAGCTTGTGTGCTCCCAGCACCTGGCACGATGCTCGATCCAGAGTGTTGCACGTTTGTGCCGGACGCGCTGTAGGTGTAGCCGGTGGCGTAATTGACGCTGCGAATTTGCTCAGTAATCAGCGTCGTGGATTCAGTTTTTGATGTCATCGTGCCACTGCGGAAGTTAGGCACAACGGGAACGGCCGCTGCTGGTCCGGCCAACAGCAGCACGACAGCTAACCAACGCATTAGTGGAGCTTGATTTCGGTGACCATCTGACCGACAGCGCTAGTACCTGCGCCACCAGCAGTCAGGCTGATGTTGTGATCGCTGGCAATCGTTCCGGCGAGGGTTCCGGCAACCCCACCAGCAGTTGTCGTTGTGTTACCGAGCATCGGCAACGAACCAGCAACACCACTGGTCAGGCTGGTTGCAGATGGAACGTTGTCACCCTCAATAAAAGACTCGCTGAAGGAAAAAGCGTCGCCAACAGTGGTGATGCTGTAGTCAGCGGCCGTGTAGCCAACGGCGCTACCGGCGCTAAGCGTGCCAAGGCCTCCAGCAGTGTCGAGGGTGACGTTGTTGCCGCTAACGGAGTAGCTCGACGCAATCCGGTTAGCTGCACTAGCTGCGGCATCAACAGACAGCGAGATTGAGGACTGAATCCGATGAGTGAGGTCAGCCTGAGCAGGAGTGGCGCTACCGACCAGAATGGCAGCTGCAAGGAAAAGCTTTTTCACAGTTGTTTCTCCTGGGGTTTAGCGGTGACTGTGCCGTTATTTTCGTCCTTCTTTTTCTGATTGTTGCCTTTACCAACAGAAACCCCAAATGAGGCCATCGTGCCAGTCAGCAACGAAGCAGGGAAAGTCGGATCCATTGCTTTGACATGCCCCAAGTAGTTGAGGCTAAGCATAAAGATCGACCAGGACAGCACAGCTAGGCGAACAAAGTCTGCCAAAGGCGTGTGGTCCTTGTCGTGATCATGTTCGGGTGAGGCTGCCATGATGAAACGAGTGTTTAGGTGGCTCCTGTGATTGAGATCCTGGCTGCCATTGCGGGGGCCTCAGTAACGGTAGCTGCAATGACTGCGTCGAATAACGGCAAACGTGCCATAGAAAGCAGGGACGCTGTTATCCGCTTGACCGCATCTGTCGACAGCGTCGCTACCCGCCTCGACGTACTTCATACCGACATGCGCAGTCGTGACGCTGAAGTATTCAGCCGTTTACGTCAACTAGAGGCAGCAGTGGCACGAATAGAGGGATCCAGAGAAACCCACTAAGCTTTTTGCAGCAACACACCTCCCATGAACGACATCCTCACTAGCCCAATCACCTGGGCCGTCGTTGCACTGATCAGCGAATTGGTTGGCGCGTCAAACCTCAAGCAGAACGGCGTCGTTGCCCTGTTGCTTGATACGGTGAAATCCCTCAAGCCCAAAGAGCTCAGAAAGTGATTCGCCGTTCAGACGTCGCGGACATCATTGCGGATGTAGCACTTGCCTGCGCCCTGTGTGTGGCAGTGCTACTTCCCGTGCATATCGTCAACAATCTCTCTACTACTCCTGCTCACAACATAAAATATAAAAAATAATGTTGCCGCTGGTATTGGCTATGACGCTGCGACTCACCGATTTTTTCAATCGATACACCGCAGCGCCTCACCAAATCGCAGCGATCAACCAGCTTCAAGAAGACCTGCCGCCTCACTTACTAGATCGAACTGCACCGTGGTTCGAGATCTGGAAGGCCGGCGGACGGGTTGAGTGGCTACCCACCCCTTACTTCCATCAGCTTGATCTGCCAAATGGCTACCGCAAGTGCTTCACTGCGGCAGCAGCAATGGTTGCAGCAGATCAGGCCCGCGTACTCACACCACATGACTACGACAAAGTAAGGGCCAAGTATGGCGATACAACTGAGATTTACGCGCATATCCGTACCTTCCAGGAATACGGGCTGACCGCCGAGTTCTTAGACAACGCCACCCCAGGTTTACTGCAGGCCGAGATCGATGCAGGCCGCCCCATTGCTGTTGGCTGGCTGCACCACGGAGACCTGAGCAAGGGCGAACGTCCCAGAGGCTATGGCCATTGGAGCGTGATTGTCGGCTACACGGACCAATTCTTTGTTGCCCACGACCCAATGGGCACCCCTGACTTTATTCACGGCGGCCATAAGGACAGTAGTGCCGCAAAATACGTCCTCTACCCCAAGCGACACTGGCTTAAGCGCTGGGAAGTTGAGGGACCTGGGACGGGGTGGGCCATTCGTGTTACAGGCGGTTGGTCCGACCTGCTAAAAGATGATAATTAGCTCTATACCGAGTAATGTGTTCCAAGCAATAAAAAGCATGTGATTGTTCCCGACCACGAGATCCAGCGCCTTTGCCAAGAGGAGCGCATGGTTGTCCCCTACAACCTTGACCTGCTCAACCCTGCATCGCTGGACCTGCGGATCGGCGAAAACATCATGGTCGAGGTCGAGCACACCTCTGAATTGCAGATCCAATCAATCGCACACTGCACCAAGGACGCCCCATACCTTATGGCGCCTGGAGAATTCCTCCTTACCGAGACGATGGAGGTTTTCAACATGCCTGCTGACATCTGCGGCATGTTCTGCCTCAAGTCGTCTCGTGCTCGCGAAGGATACGAACACAGCCACGCCGGATACGCAGACTGCGGATGGAACGGCAGCAAACTTACTCTTGAACTGAAGAACAATCGGCGGTTTCACAACCTGCCGCTGTACCCCGGCATGAAGATCGGGCAAATGGTGTTCCTACTTATGGTGACCAACCCGGATCTGGATTATGGAGAAATTGGGCATTACAACGGCCAACCGCGGGTAATGCCAAGCTGGGAAGAGTGTCTTTAGCTACCCTGAATCGAAGCGGAGAGCTTCTCCCATGCAGCGGTATTTAATCGAAGTAACAGGGAAGTTTTACTTCGAGACCGCGCAAGACCCTGAGAACATCCCAGGCGACATCTACGCCTGCATCTCAGAGTGCTTCAAAACCGATGACGACATCATCGACATCGAGATAGCGACCTACGAGCTTCCTAAAGATGGAGCATCAGATTGATGGCATCTATCTCGTCACCAAAAAAGCGAGTAAACAACGCTTCCGTGCCTCAATCTTCTCCGCTTGGAATCACACCTGCGCCTATTGCGGCGACCACGCCACCACAATTGACCACGTAAAGGCGAAAGCCCATGGTGGTCCGACGACGGTACGTAACTGCGTACCAGCCTGCCTGCGCTGTAACGCGGCCAAGTCGCACTCGTCAGTATGGCTGTGGTGGATCAAACAACCGTTCTGGGATTTTTTCCGCGCCCACAAGCTGCTGTGTTGGATCAGCCGAAGCGAGCCGCCTTCATATGCTCTATGTAGATCTGAGCCTGCCACAGATCGTTGGCATACCGACCGACTGAGCAGTTAGGCATACAAGCTCGATACCGCACTTCACCGATGGGCTCGGTACTCATCTCGATGTAGTAGCCATCGCCGCAATCGAATGCGTCCTTAGGGATGACGTACTCAGTGGTCTGCCCAGAAGGCTGAGCAGCTTTTTGCGAAGACTCCTCCACTGGACCGTCCCTCCGGGAAACCTAAACCGCATTGTGCCGCAACAAATTCCCAGTGGATGCAGTGCTGG